GTCGGGCGCCAGCGGCTGCGGCCTCCATCCGGATTTCGTAGCCCACCAACCACTCTCCCGTATCCCGAATGGTGACGTTAGTGCCAGACGTCCAGTGAGAGGAAGCACCAGAATAGCCGGCGTTTAGCTGCGAGGAGTTTAGGGTAACAGCGGTGGTTACGCCTGTGGGGATCGACTGCGCAGTGGTACGAGCGATCCTAAACCTTGGCGGGTTGGCGATCCGGTCGAAGTTGTCACGGACCTGCAGCCCCCAAGACGCCGGAGGGTTTCCCCCGACGGTAGGCACGTGGAGCGTTGCTAGGTCGACGTATGCGGCCATGGTCCCTATCCTACCTTATGTAGCCTTCATCGGAGCCGACGTGAAATCGGTTCCTGATGGGTGAACATTCTGTAACCAACTACGGACGCGCTCTTTCTCTGATAGCGAGAGAAGCCGCGGGATGTGCGCAATATAGTAGATGTGGGCGCCGATACCGAGGAACTGGGCAGAAGCGCCGGTACGGCCTGCACCAATGGTGAAGCCGTCGACTGTGTCACTGCCGGCATCGCCGGAAGCAATAGGTGAGCCTCCATCAACCCACAGCTTAGAGTTTGCGCCGTTGAACTCAGCGAGGAAGAAGTGAGTGTTCGCGTTGGCAGTGCCGCCCTGCAGGTTCACACCAGCGAACATACGCCAAGCGCCGCTATTTGAGTTCACCAACCGCCGTCCGGCCGTGCCTTCCGGCCTTCCGTCTAGGAAGTACCGGTTGTTGCCAATGTCGCTGGCAGAGTGCCTAGCAACCATAACGATGGTGTCGTACTGGCTGACCACGCCCCCGGACCGCTGGGCCATGCTCTCAAAGCTAGCATCCCAGTATGCGGACCAAATGCCGGCCGGCACGTCATCATCCCAGTCAGGCCGGCCCGACGTGAACGGAGGGTTTTGTATGTTGACCCCGAGGGTAGGTGTATGGGGAATCGGGCCAGTTCCGACGATAGTCGTACCATCGGCTCCGTGCTCCGTGCTGGGGTCGAACAGCAGCAAGCTGTTCTCCATGCCTGGGACGTCTGCGGGGCTCAGCGTGTCAAACTCCGGCAGCAGGAACCGGGGAGGAGTAGTCGGCAGAGCCAGGGTCCGACTAACATCCCACGTCAGTTCGCGCCCGTCTAGGTGGTGCTCCAGCCAAATGACGCGTCCGTCGTGAATCGCGACCTGCTGTTTACCCCACCCCGCTGAGCTACTCCAAAAAGGCTCGCCGGTCGCCCACCGCAAAGTGTTAGCGCTGTTCGTGACCGGGTAGCGGATCAGTACCCTAATCTGGTCATTCAGTTCAAGGTCTAGCACGTCGTCCCAGGCTGTGCCTGATGTGCCGCCACGGGTCCCGGCGTCGATTACAGTAGTGCGAGGCTTACCCTCGCCTACGATGGCTTGTGCGGCCGCTAGAGCGGCTTGGGCGGAGTAGTAACTTGTGGGGCGGTCGACAGTGACTTGCCCGTACCGTGCGATGTTCTCTGACTCGAACACGACTTCCCGGTCTTCACCCGGTAACTCAATGTGGGTGACCGCCCTGGTGGTGAACGTGCGCTCATCCATGGTCAGTTCATAGTCACGTAGGTTGCCGAAGCCGGCGCGCGGGCTCGTTAGCCAGACGTGGTCGACTCGCGTTTGGTTGCCGGTCGTGGAGCCTGTCAACTTCACCACCTTCACCCGGCACGTGCGGGCGCCCGACGGCGCCGATCCCGCAACCTCCACGAACGCTGGAGTGGTTAGCGGATACGATTTGCTGGTGGTTGAGATTGTGGCGCCTAGGTCGTCCAGCCACGCTAGCTCCGCTGTGGCGGTCCCGCTACCACCTCCGAGAGAGATCAGTGCTCCACAAGACACCAGGTCTCCCAACAGCACCGGGATGTCAGTGTGTAGGTCGACGGTGCCCGCCGAACTAGTCGTCAGCAGCGCGCTGGAGTTGCCCACTAGTGGGCTAGACGTGGTCCGAGCAAATGAAGCGTTCAGCGGCACCCAGAATGCCGAATCAATGTCAATCTCGAAGTTGGCGCGCTCGTCAATCCGCTCTACGTCGGTAACGCGATCACGACCGGTGGCGTCGAATGTCCCTCGGTATGCGCCGGCGTGCTCTCGGTTGTGGAACGTCCAGACCCCATCCTTTGACTTGAACAGGAGCCCGCGCTCCGTGTTAGCAGCGCGGGTCATGACGTCGATCGCAGGTTCGCGATTGAACGCAGAAGCGAACATGTACTCGCTTCCGGCATCTAGCGCGCGGTCGGACGGATCAACTCCCATAATGTCTAGAACACGGCCGATCCTGGCGTCCGTTCGGTCGCCATACCAGGGCAACCAGCCAGCGACCCCGAGAGAGGCTAGCTCAGCGTCGCTGAGGAGCCTGTCCCAGACCGCGACGTGAGCTAGCGAGTTAGTGTGGGGGAGGTTTGTGGACAACGCGTTACCGACCACCACGTAGCCGTCTCGCGGGCGCTGCCCCATAGCCGCCACGCTGTTACTGGCTGCGTATGAGGTTCCAGGGTCTACGTTGATCCTGAGACTTCCCGCAGGATCATACCGGCCTACGACTAGGTGTGGCGAGTTTGTGTCTAGTCCCGGCACACCAATGAACTGTGAGACAGTTGTCCCGTCTGACACAGCGAAACGGGCCTCGGTCGACCCCACGTAGAGGCCTAGGTCGCCTACTGCCAGAATGCCAACCTGGCCGGTTGAGAGCGCAACATTGTTAGATGAAACGCCGGCACCGACACCACGCGTCCAGCACATGACGGTGCAGGGCATTGGGACGTTGATGTTCCCGCCGGCCGCCAGCGCATAACTGCTGCCTGCTTTCTCGAAGTGCACGCTCGTCTCTGTGGTCCAGGGCGCGATGGGCGGATCGCTGAAGCCGGTTGCAAAGTACCCTGCGTCTAGTTGGTTTCGCCCCCGGTTGTAGGCCACGAGGCCGCCAGACTCACTGAGCGGCCACCACCACCACGGGTCCAGGTCTTCTATTGTCTGCCACAGTACGGAAGGCGGCATTTCGCGCTGCGCTTGGTTGTGTGACTCTACAGCTTCTATCTCCACCCAGGAGTCGCTAACACTAAACCCCGGGCGGATGTTGGTGATGTACCCCTTCCACATTTGCCGCAGCCGTCCGTCGTGGTTCACCATCACACGCAGCAGCCGTCTAGCCTCGACGTTAGGGTACAACGTCGACTCTCGGTTGGCGGGGTCAAACTCGCGGTTGGCGTCGCCCATGAGAAGTTCAAGCGTGCCAGGCTCCCAGCGGTTAGCGGACCGCACAACACCGCGCGAGAAGACAAGGTCTCGAATCGGCAGGTTCAGTTTCACCCACGTCGGAGTCAGCGAATCAATGGAATCGGTGGGCGCCCATTCAATGTAGGTGTCGTCAGGCAGCATCAGAACAGGCTACCAGGGTTATCTAGCGAAATGTCATCGAACTGTCTGCGCATCCACCGCAACAGCTCTCGGGGCGAGATTAGGTTACCCTGCACAATGAGAGTGTTGCCTCCCCTAGCCCTGGCCTGCATGTTCGATCGACGGTCTACTTCGGCGCCGGCCGGCAGCCACACAGCCTCTTTGCCGCGCTCGCCCACAATCGCCATTCCGGTGGTGAGCGCCTTCCCGCCTTCTGCTAGCATGGGCAGGTCTGGGAAGCCTACCGTCTTGCCGCCGATGACGGGAACAAACGATGGAACCTTGAAATCCACGGAGTTTACTGCACGCGCTATGACGTTCCAGGCAGCCTTGAACGCGCCCACCAACCCATCGAACATCACGCGCAGTACCTTGCCGATTGCCCCGCCAACATCCTTGATGAATCCGACAAGCCTGCCGAACTGATCCATGATCCAGCCGACAGAATCTGCCGCGGCTTGACTAACAGCCCTGAACGATCCCGTGATTGCTCGCAGAACGGGGGCTAGCACCCCGTCGTACAGGCTCTTGATGGTGCCAAACCCATTAGAGAAGACTCCTACCACGAAGTCCCATGTGGCCTTGGCAGCAGCAGTGATGGTATCCCAGTTCTTCACCAACAGAATGCCAATACCTATCAGCGCCACCACCACGGCAATGACGAGGAGTATTGGGGCCAGCGTGGCCCACAGTGACGCAGCGAACGCCGCGAAGCCTCCGGCCCCGGCGGTGGCGCCCACACCAGCAGCTGTAGATGCCACGCCAGACGCTGCAATAGGCGTAGTGCTGGCGGCGGCTGCAGCGCCAGAACTCTTGAACAGGCCGGCAAGCTTACCGAAGATGGTCAGCGCAGGGCCGGCTAGAGCGGCCATGCCAGAGACAGCGAAGCCCATCTCCCCAAACGGCCCGATCACTCCCATTACGCGGTTCTTCAGCATATTCATGCGATCACCGAGGGTGAGCGTACGCGCCGCTGCGTCGCCAATGGCTCCTTCGGAGTCGTTTAGCTGCCCTACCATGTTGCCTAGTTCGAACCGGCCTTCTCGGATAGCAGCCGCCATATCTGGACCAGCTTCGGCGCCGAATACCTCTAACGCAATCCTAGCGCCTTCGGTGTCATTAGGTGCATTCTTGATTTCTTCCATGTACTTGCGGAAAGACTCAGAAGCCGAGCCGGCGCCAAGGCCGGCCTCAAGTGAAGCTGCATTCAAAGCCTCTTGGGCCGCTAGCGTTTCCGTAGCCTCCGGCCCGAACTGGCTCAGTGTGTTCTGATACTCCTCCTGCGCCTTTTCCAGCTTGAGCACACTTTCATTACTGGCCCCGGCCGCGCGAGCGATCTTCGAAAGACCCTGGCGAATACCAGACATTACCGTCTCAATGTTCACACCCTCTTTTTCAAACTTTGAGAAGAGTGCAGTGCTCTCCTCAAACGTGAAGCCGAGCTGCCGCAAAGGAGCGCCGTACTGAACAGTGAGGGTGGTGAGCCGATCAAGGCCGACTCCGGTTAGCTGGGTGGCCTTGTACAGCTTGTCAAGGGCAGCCGACTGGTCTTCGGTGGCGATTCCCCAGTCGCCAAACACACGGGTCACCAAGCCGACGTTAGTCTTCACGTCCCCGCCGGCAATACGCGACAAGTCGAGGAACTTCTTGGTCATATCCTCCAGAGGCTTGCCGGTAAGACCAAGACGCGTGTTGATCTCGCCTACTGCGTCCCCAACAGCGCCCAAATCCTGCGGAACGCTGCCGCCCACAGACTTCATGACGCCGAGCATGCTCTCTAGCTCGGCTCCGGCGGCGCCGGTGGCCTGGATGATGGAGTTGCGGCCCGCGTTGAAGTCGTCTGCGGCCTTCAAAAACACGGCACCCGCAGCAGCAGCAGCAGGGGTCAAAGAACGAGTGAGACTCGACCCCAGCTTCTGCGTCTTAGCCGACAGCGAGCCTAGGCGCGTCTCTGCCTCGCCAGTGGCCTTCTGTAGGTCACCCTTCAGCTCATCAAACTTGGCTCGTACCTCGATGAAGGCTGACCCCAAAGCTTCATTCAACGCCACGCGGGATCAACCTCCATTCAAGGTGTCGTAGGGTCTTCCATTCTACCGGCTCTGGCAGGTGAGTAGGATTACCAACCAGCGGCGACCATTGCCCGAATGTCGGGAAGCTTGCTGTAGAGTAGGTCGCCAGGGCAACGAGTCGGGTTGACGTCTCGGTGGCCTTTGATGGTAATAGGGCTCCCACGGTGAGGCAGCACAGACAGCGTGATTTGGGCAATCGACCTGAGCGCCGCGGATGTGACGTGTGGACTCCCAGAGTCGCCAGACCCCACTAGACAGATGGCAAGGCCTTTCGTGTTGTAGGGAGCCTGCGCGGCCGGGACTACGTCGACCCTGCGGCCTTCCAGGATGGTCCCATCTGCCAAGACCCCGTAGTTGTATCCAATGTCGGCCCACCCCTTGCTCAAGTGGTAGGCACGGTAGCCCTTCCATGTTGAGACGTCAGACGTGCTGGACTCCCCGTGGTGTACGTAGACCGCGACGATCGAGTCTGGCGAACGCCTGGTGCCTCCCGACTGGCTCGGCCAACCGAGCTGAGACCGGGTGATGGTTGAGGAGGAAGGAGCCGGGGCCGGCGCCGCGGCGCGGACGTCCCCGCCCTTCGTAGACCACACAGGGCCTCCCGCACCCTGCAGCACGACATTGTCATCATCCTGGGCAACTAGCTCGAATGAACCGTCCGCTGAACGCACACCTTCGGCACGCTCCGGCATCGGGCCGGAGCCCTTGGCGCTGGTGCCGGAGTTCCAAACAATATCGCAGCCGTGGTAGAGCACCAGGTTGCCGTCGTTCTGCACAGCCAAATACGTCCGCCCATCCTCGCTCACCAGGCCATCGGCGCGATCAAACGTGACAGGGGCCCCTAGAGCGCCGATGTTGACTCGCACGTCCCAGACAGGCCCGCGGTCACGATACTGAACTACGTTTCCGTCATTCTGAACAATGAGGGTAGTTCGTCCGTCGGCGGAAACGATTCTGTCTCGGTTACTCACCTTGCTGCTCCTTAGTCATTGTCTCGAAATCTTGCTTGGCTTGCTGGTACTCAGTCTTGGCGTCGCCTCGGCGCTTCAACAGCGACTTCAGCGACGGTAGTCGTTTGCGGCCGCTACGTGTTAGCGCCGCTGTGATCCAAGCTTGTGTAACTCCTGCTCGGGCATCGTCGTCATCCCGGGCCGATCGCTCGTTGATTGCACAAACAGCCTCGCCCGGTGTAAGCGTCCACGGCGCCTGGACTCCGATCCCATATAGTCTGCGGATCAAGCCTCTAACCCACTCCCCGGTTATCCTAAAGGGGCCTTAGCACTCTCCTCTGCGTCAACGTTGGCTTGCTGGAAGCCCAGAGCCTGCGAGTGCTGAATGCAGTCCACTAGCTCGGTCGAAATCTTGAGCAGGCCATAGGTCTCGAACAACTGGTCAATCTCGCGGTCTGTGAGCGCAGGGCTGTTGTGAGCGTGCCTGCGCCGGTAGCCTTCGGCGCCACCCACCACCAGCGCGCGCGCCGTTCGGAAGCCGAAGTCAAGGTCAACCGCCTTAGCCATGATCCGCATAGCCTCAGCGCAGGCGAGCTGCTCAGCCATCATCCAGCCGTCTAGGGTGAGCAGGATGTGCACGCCTGAGCCACAAAGGTCGGTTTCACCGGTAAGGTCGTTGAGAAGCACTTAGCTTTCCTCCTGTTTGTGATTGGTCAGGATCAGAGAATGACGTACGCGCCGTCCAGGGTCATTTCAATGGAGAAGGTGCTCTCCTCCTGGTCAGGGTAGTTGCGGTCAAAGCTGTTGACGAGGAACTTTCCCTCCTCAGTGTCCACCCCAACCTCATTGATACGCGCCTTGATGAGCGTACGGTTGCGGAACGCAGCCTTGAGCGAGACGTAGGCGGCATTCGTCGGCACGTACAGGCCATCAAGGCTGATTGTGCTGGAATACCGGCCGCCAGCGACCCTGGCCTCCGGCTGATCCTTAGACGAGCCGTCGACAGCGGCCACAACCTCCGAAACAGCTACGTTGCGCTGTCCAGCGACCACAGTCCACACCGGGGTGCTGTCGGTGCCGGTGTTCGCGTAGAGCAGAATATCTGCACCGTTGATTAGCTCTGCCACTTGCTTAGACCTCCTCGGCCCGAACCTCTACGGTCAGGCTCCTGCCTAGTATTCTATCATCAGTTGGGGCTTCGGCATCTCGCACGACAGCTAACTTCCAGCCGGCATAGCCGGACCAAGACACTGGTTTGCGATGCAGAGCCTTCTTCACCAGATCCACCAGCGTTTCTAGCACAACTACCGAGCCTTGGTGGTCGACGTAGATGTTCACGTCGCGAGTTGTCATGATGCCGCGGGTAGTCTTGCTCTCCACCCTACCCTCAGCTATTGGCATTTCAATGACGACAGCCGGGAGGTTAGCGTCTTCTGGAATGGGCGGCGCCGTGAATATCGCTGGCACGCCATTATATGTTGCTAGCAGTGCCGTGATGGCCGGGACCGCAGCAATGACGTCTTGGATGGACCCCGGCTGCGTGTTAGCCACGGGTGATCGACCGCAGTAGTTGTGACCGCACAGAGTCTAGGGTCTGCCGAATCACTGGACGCGGCCTGCGATCCTGGATGCGTCCGGCGGCATCCCGCCCGACGTAGCCTCGCTCTAGGGACGTCAGGATAGCTCGCTGCTCGCGACTGCGAGGCCCTACGATAAACCCGGGGTTTTGGCCA